GGTTTAATAGTTACGTTGTTAAATAGTAGTGAAGCAGTTTTTATTTCGTCTGCGTTGTTTCCTAGTCCAGAATTTCCATCTCTAATACCTAAAAGCAATGGCGAAGTAATACGGTGTGAAACCATAAGCTTACCAGTACATTCATTTGAAAGGTATTCGTAATGAGCAGGAGCATCGTTTAAAGGAACATCATCTATTGTTGTTTTGCTTTCTGCATTGTTGTTAAAAGCAATAATAACCTTTTCACCTCTTGCACCTGATAGTTTGTGCATTACATCAGACTTGATCTGAAGTTGTTTATCCCTATCAGGTACTCCGTTATTAAAATTAACTACTTTAGTTCCGCTGAAACCGTTTTGTACATCATTGATGAGGTAGTCTGATATTTCATTTTCTAGTTCAGCATATGCTAGACCTCCTTGGTAATCCACAGGAGCATAATAATCGTATCCAGAAACGTATCGCTTTATAATTTTAATTTCAGATTCCTTTCCGTTACCAAATCCAAAAGAAGCAATTCTTAAAGGCTTATCGTTTGGCTTTAATTTAGACCAATCGTGAAAATAATAATAAGCTTCAATGTCTCCATCTTCGTTACATTTTTCAGCTCTCAAAGTTTGCCTTGGAAAGTGTTCTGATTTTACAACCTTACTATCTTTATAAAGAACTTGAAATGATGCCTCTCCTAGTAGTTTTAAATCTAAAGAAATCTTTCTTAAATCTTCATTGCTAAATATTGATCTTAAAGCTGCATACTCATCTGGCTTGGAACTGTTATTTAAAGCATCTACTCCCTTACCGTATATCATTTGACTAACTCCGTTTATAATTGCGTTGTTGGTCGTTGAATTGGTATATAAATCAATTAAATAAGAATAGTAATTGTTATCCTCACCATAATTTACCCATTTACGTTTTTTATCTTCCGTAATCTTAGGTCGATTGTATGATGCTAAATTAACTATGTGTAAATTATCCATTATGCGAAAATAAATTCATTATCTGTGTCGTTTGAAACATACTCACCGTTGTTTATTGTGTAATCAGCAACTGCTTGATTGGTACAAAATATTTTATCTTTAAATATCACATCAGTTCCAGAAAGAATTGTTAGTATGTAAAAAATATCTTGTTTTACTGGAAATACTGCGCTATATCTATTGTAATATAGTTTTTGAGTTATTCCTGTAGTTGCTTGGCTGTATACTTGTTTGTTTGTTGATTCGTTTAAAATCTTTACAGTATAAGAAGAACCACTTGTGTATTGTCGTGGTATGAAATCAATATTTTGTGCTGATCCGCTTTCTTGTAGTATAATCATATATATACAATAATATTTTATTGTTTTTGTTATTTATAAGACAAAAAAACCCCTACATTTCTGTAAGGGTATTAAAATAAAAGTTTTATTATATTACAATTTTGATAAATTATATAATAAATCTTTATGTGCAACTTTTAAAGGATTCTTTTCTTGTTCTTCAATTAAATATTCTTTTTTTAAATAAAAATGTTCCCAAAATATTTTTTCATCTTTTGCAGAATCAAAACAAGGAAAATCAAAGAGTTTTTTTAAATTTTGTACAGCTTGGTTTAATTCGTCAGCTCTTTCAATAAAATCTTGATCATAGGCTTCATCGGAAAGCATTACCAATAAATGAACTACGTCAAATTGTTCTTCCACTTTTTTACAGTCTTTAACTGTAATTAAATCATCTAAAAAATTTTTTGTTGTATTGAAATCTTTGTGATGCTCTTAACACCTTTTATTTGTTTTTGTCATTATTGACTTTACAAACGTACAACATTATTTTTAATAAACAAATAATTAACAAAAAAAAGAGGACATAAAGCCCTCTAATTTCTATAAAACACAATCTTATTAAGAGTTTGTTCCTAAAGTAATTGTAACCGTACCATCTAATCCTGCGTAATCTACAACACTGAATGGGAAATCGACATCTTTTGTATCTGAATCCATAAAGTTAGCAGGTAAAGGTTCTTGTGCGTTTAAGGTTAATGTATAACCACTAAGGTCAGCCATTGCAGCACCTGTAACTATTGTTCCTCCAGTAACTTCAGCTCCATTTTCAGTTCCCATCATAAATACATTACCGTTGTAATCTTCAACAGCCACGTGAGGTCTACCGTACGCTAAAAGTTTTAATTCTTTGTTATCTTCCTTTGTTAATTTTTTTAATGTTAAAGTAAGAGTTTGGTCAAAGAAAGTTGTACCATTTTCTCTTGAAGAAGTAATAGCTTGTTCGAAGCTAGAATTTCCTTTTAATTCGTATTTAAATGCAGTCAAACTTCCTGAAGCTCCAGTTAAATTTGTTATTTCATCATTTGTTAAAGATACCGTACCTAAACCTCCAAATGCAACAAAATAAATATTCTTCAGACCGCCAATAGAATCTTTACACGGTTCTTTTCTACCAAGTGTTAAATCACAAGCCATTTTTTTTATGTATTAAAAAAGGGTGAGTAGGCTCATTGGCTCACCCACCCTTTAAGTTAGTTTATTTACTAAGAGTAAAGAACGATGTCTGAACCGATAGCGTGTTGAATTCCAGCTGTGTATCTCATAACGATTCTTACATTCTGAGAACCATCAATGTCAGCCATATCAATTACCTTAATTTCTTGCTGATCAGATAGAAGACCAGTTCCAAAAAATAAGTTAGACTTTTCAGCAGCAACCATTTTATTTGCTGTTAATCCTTGCGCAAGAACTAAAGGAATTCCATCAAATGTGACAGCTCCTCCGCTATACCATTGTGTCCCTTTGTTGTCTGTACCTGCTCCTCCTATGTTTGTAGCGAAACCTCCTAATGCTCTAACGTAAGCTCTCATCACATTGCTAGAAACAAAAATTTGTAAGTCCTCTGCGCCATAGACATTTTGAGAAATTGCATCTACTGTCAAGCCGATTTTTTCTACGGCATTCGCAGCCGTTACAGCCGCTCCTCCGCCTACATCTACAACGTCAGCATCAGCTAATAGAGTAGTTGTGAAACCATCAAATTCACCTTCGTTTGCGTTTGTACCGCTCCAGATTGTGTTTTCAGTTTTTTGTGCAACTTTACCTGCCACGTGAGCGATTAAGAAATCACTAAAGCTAGAAGGTAGATCAGAAAAAGCTGAATATCCCATAGAAATTGCTTCCCAGTCAGATACGAAGTCTTTTTTACACAGTTGTAAGTTTACCTGAAACTCTTCAGGCTGTAAAATTCTTTCAGTTAAAGTCAAAGTTGATGTGGAATCGAAATCACAGGAGCCATTTTTGACGATAGCATCGCTAGAAACCTTTTTCATTACTTCTTTAAACTTTACGTTTGGTTTGATAGTAATAAGGTCATTAGCCAAAGTTGCCCCACTTAGAAGCGCAGCAGAAACATATTTTCCTGCAAATTCTCCTTGATACGAAGTTGTAATAGACGTAGTTGTAGCCATTTTATTTATTTTTTATTAATTATTATTATGATTGAGAAGCCCAAATACCTTGACCGCTAGTGATAAACCACTTAGTCAATGCAATGGCTTTTACTGTTACGAAATCACCGCTTAGTGCAGTTGCTTTTGTGTTTATTAAATCCTTGTCTACTGTTCCACTAGCTGAACCAATAGCAGCGGCTTGAGTAATAGAACCATTAAATCCATCAGCAGCGTTTGGTGCAATCGTTACAATGTTGTTTCCATTAGCGCCTGTATTACGAACTGTAAATTCCATACCAATATTGTTGGCATCGATTAACGGTAAAGTAATAACCTTAGCATCTGTTGCAATGTTGATTTCGCTACCTGCTTGGTTAGCATAAATCTGAGCTGAATCCGTAAGAGTAATCTGTTTTGATCTTGCTCTTAGAACATCGTTAGTTGTTGAAATTGTTGTACTCATTTTTTTTTATTTATTAGTTATTTAATCTTCTTAAAACTCTATCCATTGTAGAATTGCCTTGTCTTTTTTGGCTTAATAGATTTAATTCTTGTTCGTTTGTTGCTTCAGGATTGTGCTTTACCTTTTCTACTGGTGCTTCAACCGCTGAAAGCTCTAAGTCTTTTTCTTCTACAGTTTCTTCAACCTTAGACATTTCTTGCTTTTCAATAATTGCTTTAATTTCTTCAATCATTGTTTTAAGTTCTGCAAGTTCTTCTTTAGTTGCGTAAACCTTTTCTTCTTCATCTGCTGCTTCCACTTCTTCTTCGGCTGGTGCTTCCTCTTCAATTGCTCCGATAGATGCTATAATGCCTTCTTCTTCAACAATTAAAATTTCACCATCTTCTAAAGTGTAATCCCCAACAGGTAAAGCTACTCTTTCTTCTTCGCTAACGATAAAGACTTCTGATCCTGCTTCAAAGCTTTCACTTTCAATAACAGTACCATTTTCTAAAGTAGCCTGTGCTAACTTTACTTCTTCTTGGAGTTCGACCCCAATAAGTTCTTTTACTTTATTTAACATATCTTGTGCTTTCATATATATACAATAATTTAATTATTAGATTGTTATCTTTTTAAAATGTAAGCCTTTTTCTTAAAGTCAGCATCGTATAAGTCAAATCGTTTAATAATTTAACAACAGGTGAAGGTTCCATACCTAGATCTTTTGCGCCTTGTTCAAGTTTATCCTTAAGCCTATTGGCTGTATCAAAATAAGACATTAGTTTATCTCCGTCATTTTGTATTGATTGATGGAGTTTTACATATGCATCACCATCTTTTTCTAGTCTTTTAATTATTTGCTTTGTTACAGAAAGTAATTTAGATGCATCACCAACAACTGATAATTCAACATTTGATAATTTTTTTTGTTTTAGATCTTTTTCACTTAACTTAGTAAGTATTTTTTTAACGTCTGGTTTCATAATTTATTTATTGATTAATTTGCAGCTTGACAAACTGTGCAGTTATTATATGCGGTTGCTGTTGTTATTTCAAAATTTCCTGATGCTCTTGTTGCGGTTATCGTATAACAGTCTGTATGGTTGTGATGTTTAAAAACTAAATAGTAAATATTACCTACTGTTAAATTTAAATCGTGGGTATGGATATGCTTAGTCCCTCCATTGCAGTTTGTAACTGTGTAGTATCTAGTAATAGATGTTTTAGTTATGTTTCCGATACCTTGTGCGCTTAACTCTCCTGTGCAGCATTCTCGTGAATAATTAATTCCATCTTTGCATAAACACGCTCTTTTGTCAGTAGTAGGACTTGAATATCTTTCCATTTACGAAAGTAAATTTTTAAGTTCGTTTATTACATCTTGAGCTTTTTCTTCTTTACTCATTTTAGATTGTTTTATTGGTACACAATTAGGTACTTTTTTACCGTTCTTCATTTTAGTTCCTATCATTTCATATCCATCATAACAAGGAGCTTTTAAGTTATGTGATTCACAAGGCATAAACCATTCTTGTCCATCAAGATTATGGGTGTGATAACCACCGCATCCCATTTCTTCAGATACTGCAATAGCTTCTTCTTTTGTATCGTAAGCCATTCTTCCATCTATAACCTTAGATTCTAAAGACGTTTTGTCTTTTTTTGATAAATCATCTTTTACTTTATCTTTTGGTCTTTCTAGTTTGTCTGCAAAGTATCCTTCAATACTAAATCCTTTTACTTTACCTGTCTTGACGTAATCGTTCCAAATTTCGTCATTGTTTACCTTCATTGATACCATCCAAGTACCAACAGGTAAGCTTAGACCGTACTTTCTACTCTTATCTTGCACCTCATCTTCTATTATCCAAGATTCTACTGCTGATAATCCAGTCAAAGGTATTTCGTGTTCTAGTGTTGAGTTGTTTTGATTGCCATTTATAAAGAATAATTCACTAGCCTTGCGTACTGTTTTTTTAGAAAAGTAAATATAATACTCATCTTCTCCGTTTTTACGGTAAATAGGCTTGTTCGGAATCAATGCTGCGCCTAATAATATCTTCTTTTCAGCATCAATTTCAGCAAATTTAACCTGATGGTCTTTAAGTGCAATGAAATCTTCTTCGATTGCAGGTGATTCTACAACAGAAATAGCTTCAATTCCTATTGGATCATCTCCATCTTCTATAAATAATTCAATTATGTCCATATATATACAATAAAATTTATACTTTTTTGTTTTAAATTGATGCTGATTCTACAATATTTCTATCTAGTGCTTGTTGAGATGTTACATCTGATGCTACTATGAATGCTCTTTGTGGTTTGCTTTCCTTATCTCCTATTGCTTGTGCTAATTGGTTCTCTGGTGCTGCTCCTACAACATTAAAAACTGGTGCTGCTGGTGCAGATGCTACTGAACCTCCACCACCTCCACCTCCTGCGGATGATGCTGCTCCTTTAGCTGCTCCAACTGCTGAATTAACCGCTGCTATTATACCAACCGCTTGTGCTGCAAAGGCTATTAATAAAGGTATATTCTGAGGAAAACCCACTTTTGCTGTATTAGCTGTTCCTGTTGCAGTTGCTACTTGTGCTTCCGCAGCTGATAATGTAATTTTTTGTAGTGTTGCTTTTGCTTCTGCAATCATTTCCTTAATTCTCATTGCTTCTTTAGCTAAAAATAAAGCTTTTCCAATAGCTGATTCTTGACCTGCTGCATCAATTACTGCATCTAAGTTTTTATAGATATCTTCTCTTTCTTTTTTCTTGGCTTCTGCAATTAATTCTAACCTTTCAAGTTCAGCTTCATCAGCTTCTGTTTTTAAGTCAATTAGTTCTTTTTCAAGTCCTATTTTATTAATTAATTGTTCTGATCTAAAGCCTTCTATTTGTGCTTCAATAGCAGCGGCTTCATTTTTAGCTTCTTGTAAAGCTATTTGATTAGCATCATTTCCGTTTTTGTCAAACTGTGCTTGTGCTGCTCTTTCTATTGCGGCTGCATTTTCAAGCATTAAAGTTCTTTGCTCGTCTAATATTTCACCAAGTTTATCGTTTGCTGCAATACGCTCTGCAATAGTTTTGGTTTCATCATCTCTTATCTGACGTTGCTGTTCTGCTTGTCTGTCATACTTTTCAATTAAGCCTTGATTTATTACACTTGCTAATTCAGCTTGTCTATTTAATTCAACAATAGCTTTTGCAGAGTCGATAGTGCTTTTAGTATAATCAGTTATGCTTTTAGTTACCTTAGTAACAACTTCAACCGATTTATCAAACGAATCATTAACACCTGTAAGAACATCTAAGCTTTCTTTTCCTGCTAGTTTTACATCATCTAAAGCTCCTGCAAAATCACCGCTAAATACTTTTTTTACTGCACTTGCTAAAAATCCTAATGTATCTAAAAAACTTTCAAACCTTTCAATTAAGTTTTCTTTTATAGCATTCCCAAAGTCCTTTACATTTTGCATCGGATCTTCAAAAGACTGTTTAAAATAGTCAATTACAGTTCCAATGTTATTATTTAAAAAATTAAAAAAGTCATTGAATGCTAAACTTAATGCTTCAAATGTTATATTAAAGAAATCTAATACCTTTTGGTTTTCATTAAAAACTTCAACTAACTTTGCAAATGCTGCTATGGCTAGACCAATACCTGCACCTTTTAAAGCGTTGCCAATACCCCTAACTCCTTTTGATGTTCCCTCCGCACTTTTTTCAACATCTTTAAGTCCTTTTTGTGTTTCTTTGTTGTTTTTTGCTACTGCTTTATTTAACCTTTCTACTTCTTGTTTTAAACCTTCAAGTTCAGTTACTGCACCTGATGTAGTAGCTTCTATTTCTACGCTTACTTTTCTTGTTGCCATAATTCTTTTTTGAATTGTTGATACGCTTCTTTTACAGATTCAGGATATTTGTTTTTGCCTAAAGCTATTGAAGTATACTTACCGCTAATCTTTTGTTTTTTGGCTATCTCTAATAAGCCCAATATATTTGCTATCATTTTAATAAAATATTTCTACGTTAGAACAAACACCATTTAAAACAAGTGCTGAAATTCCTGAGTTGTAAGTCTGTTGTCCGCTTAGGTTGTAACCATAAAAAGCATAGTATCCATCTGGCGGATGTGGTGTTAAATCTGTAAGTAATCTTGGATTCTTAAATAAATTAAATCCTTCTTTTAAAGGAACAATCACATCAGATTGACTTGATCTGTTTGAAAATTGATAAATCCCTCTTCCAATTTCTCCTCTTGTTCTTCCAACTTCTCTTGCATAACCTTCGGCAGTTGATCTGTCATTTGTATCATACCCAGTTGATCCATAATAAAAATTAGAAATAGCATCTAAGTCCATACCACTATGAGAGTAAGTAGTACCTGAATCATTAGCAGGAACAAAAGAATAGGCATTTCCCTCAACCACAATAGGAACCATTGTAGAATATATTTTAGCACCTGTTATATTTGCAAATTCTGTAAATGTATTATCTCGATTTCTTATTCTTATAGTTCTTTTACTTGAGCTTATAGGCAAATCATATCTTCTTATATATCCCTCAACTCCTACAATAGATGGTGTAAATGCTGTTCTAGCTGTTTGCATTGACATCACAAGCGATCCTGTTTTGTAGTTAGCATCATTACTTGTTATGCCATACGCTCTTGAATAAATATAATCTGGAGCAGTAAGTCCTTTTACGGTAAACCTTACTTCACTAGGAAGCCTGTATTTAGAATCAGTATCGGTTTCAAATTTTATATTTGTTACACTTGATATTCCTTTTAAAGTTGCTACATCGTTTGATAAAAGATCGTTTGCTGTTTCTGAATAAAAGAAACCATACTCATCAATCTGGTTTACTTCGCCTAAAATACCTAGTCTTGTAACTTTCATTGCTAATGAAACTTGTGTTGTTGTCGATGCGGTAGGTTGTAAAAACTCTAAATGTGGTCTGTCTACAAATAAAGGAATTGTAGGTGTTGGATTTATCACCTTGTTACTCGATGCGGTGTCTTTTGGAATCTCTTCAACTGGTGAAATTATTTCTAAACCTTCAGTATTACAATTTTTGTCAGCAGTAAAAGATGAATTATCAGCAAAGATAAAAGTGCTATCAGCAGTAACATCACAATCATTGTCAGGCAAAAATTTAGCAGGAACAATTATAGCAGCATCCTCTGTGATGTTTATTAGTTCTAAAGAACTTAATAATGTTTCAAAATTTGTTTGTATTTTATTGATTTTGTAAGCCTTATTGAAGATGACAATCTTATCAGCCAAGGACAAACTGTGCAAAGTTGATACTGGAAGATATGCCTTAACTTTTGTTAGCCTTCGCCTTTTATCAAAGATTTCTTCAATGTATGTTTTGTAGTATTTATAAAATAAACTTTTAATAAATGGGTTTCCAGTATACTCATTTACTTCAGCATTAAAATTTAAATTGTCGCTAGTATCTGGACCACTAACAATTCCATCTACTCTTGGAAAAAGATGCAAAGAATTTGAAGGAATAAAATAAGTTGATTGTGAAGAAACACCACTTGCTGCAATAGGCTTTACGCCAATAGGAGTTCCAGTAACTTTTTCAGGATAAAATAAAAGAGGTTTTCCAAGAACTGGAGATTGTGAAGAGTCTACGCTCCAGCCAACTTGTATGTCTGTTCTAGTATTGTTATTTATATTAAATAACCGTTCATATTTAAAATGCTCAAAAGGAACTTTAATTTCATATACAGAACCGCTTAGTTTTGCATCACCGCTGTAGCTTATAGACCCCCATTCTTTATTGAATTGCTCTTTGTGATTTTCTGCTAAAAAACTTTCTAAACCTTCGTAAGCAAACGTTATTTCTCTATAAGGTAAAACGGTGTCCACCATTGCAGATTCCTTATCTAAGTCTTTAGTAATGTCCCAGTAAACCTCGCTGTTTGCATAGTAGTCATCCAAAGCTTGAATCTTAACTTCTTTATTATTTGTTATATAAGAAGTCAGATTAAACATTTTAAAAAGCCCTTGTAAAAACTCTATAATTTTTATATCAGGAATTTGATTTGCTACATATAAAATTTTATCAGTTCCTACATCTACAAATTGTTCTAAAAATCTACTGTAAGATTTGTTACCAAAAATTCCCCTATCTCTAGTTCTAGCAATTTCCCAATTTATCTTATACCTTCCGACATCAGCGTTAGCCAACTCAGCGTGTATAGATTCATTTGCAGGGAAACTTCCAAGCTCAAGCTTACCAGAGTCACCTGTTAAGTCATCAAAGCTTTTCCATAGTTCGCCATTAACATATACTAAAATGCTATATTTTAAAGTAGATGAATTTACTGTATTAATTTTGATGTTTGATCTAGGATCACCGTAGTCAATTGTTTTAAACGTACCACCTTTTAAACTTACAAGAGGATCATAATTAGTAGGAGCTGATGCATTTACTAGCTTGTCAAATTTTACATTAGTGTTTTGATCTGTAAATAAATTACCTTCTTTATTGTGAAGCCACAAATACAAATCAGAAAATGATGCGTTGTTAATGCTAAAAAAATCTTGTGAAAAACTAAAGCCAGAAGGTTTAAAGTATTGAAATTCGATAGCTTTTATTATAGCGTAAACACTCAAGGCAGGTTTTAACTGTGACGAGCTAACGCCCCCTAAAGCTGAACCGCTATCATAATATAAATTAGCAAGTTCGTCTGTTGTAGCAGTTGCAGCTGTTGAGTCATAAACTAATCTTTGCTGAGTTGTTATTAATGGAGTTATTATTGCCCTGTCATATTTAACCCCTTCACAAGTTATGTCTATACCAGTAGTAAGTGAAGCTAATAAATTAGCATCTGTATAGTTAAATTGAAATTTAGATAAAAATTCTAACGAGCTTAATTTAGCATCCCCAAGTAAGTCTTTTAGGTTTACCGTATCCCCAAAGAATGTAAGCCTATATGTGTGAGGTTTGTTTAGTTTTAAGCTACTACCCTCAAGTTTTATTTTACCTTTCTTAAAAGGCTTGTAATTAAGAAACAGCTCTGCATCTATTTTCTTTCTTCCATCATAAGAACTAACATCAGGTTGGTCAGGGTTGTCTACTATGTCAGAATTGTAAAAATGTTTAAAAATTATATTGTTTAGTTTACTTGCAGGTACAGAAAAGGTCTGTGTAAACTCAGTAAATATTTTGTCAATGTCTTTAACATCTTGGATGCTTTGCGATAGATTTACCGTTTCATCATCAAACATTTCAACTTGTTGACCTAAGATATAAAGCTGAAGTGCTATCATCTAACGTTGTTTATTTTATCAAATGCAAATTCAAAATCAATAGTATAATCAATTAGTTTGTCGTTTAAGACCGTTTTAAATTGTAGCGTTTTGGTCTTAGGAATAATCGGAAGGGTTTTGTTGTTGTATCTGATCCAAATGTTTTCTGACAAAAACAACTCCTCGATTGTGTCGTTCATATCCTCTTTTATAAACCCTGTGTTTAAAGTTATGCTAGAAGTTGCATTTATATTATACCTAGTTTGTTGCGCTTGATTTACTCCATAGGTTACTGTTGAGCTGTTTATAATGTTTCTTTTAAACTTTTCGTCAGTTACATTAAAGCTTTCTGTAGTCTTTTTAAAGAAGTATAAATCTTGGAATGCACCAAAGCGATTTACAAAAGTAACTTTGTAAGGTGTGAATTTTGGCTCACATACATTTACAACCGTTATGGTTTTCTGTGTTGTTCCTCCGCTATTTTTTACAGCTATTGTGTTAGTGTTTGCAGGGATGGTTACATACTGAATTTTTTGGTTTGTGTTTCCGTTGTCTGTTATTGTAGTAGTTGCTGAGTCAATAACAACGCTTCCAGTAGTCGCTGCGTACACAGGGAGCTTTCCTGCTGTACTTTCTGGCAAATAAATGGTACTACTACTAATTAAATCATAAGCGGTCAACTGAGGGTTTATTTCATCTTCGTAAAAACCATACCCATCAAAAGCTAAACTTGTATTTGTTACAGGTGACCCATAAGTAAAGACCGTATCTGTGTCATCTACTAATCCAGCAATTGTTGTTACCCAAACAGTTTTGGAAACATAATCGTTATTAAAAGTGACATCTATGTAGTCCCTGACTATTTCAGCAATCTCAAAAACTATGTTATTTTGAAAGCTTATAATTGACTTTTGTAAAGTATATTTTAAATCGCTATCTGTATAGCTTCCAGATGTTCCGCTATATATATAGATGCTTAGATTTACAGTTTTTAATGTTGCCATTTTTTATATTTTATAATTGAAAGCCATTACCATTTCCGCCACCTTGACAATCCCATCTGTAAACTTCGGTTACTATTCCGCTGCTACTTATTCTCCAAATATGAAAAGGTCCAGAACTACTTGAGATTGAACTTTTATTTTGAAAGCTTTCTACTCGATAGTATTTATCTCTTCCTACCCAAGGTGCAGCAGGATCGGTTGTTCCAAATACCGTAGAACATACAGTAGCATTTGTAGCATCGCCTAAACTTGTTGCAGTTGATTTGATTGGAGTAGATGCGCCACCAAAACTATTTTGACAAAAGTCCTCTGGTGCTTCGCCTACAAAACTTTGTTGTATATAATAAAGATTTGATCCGCAAGGGTTATCTGTTGGAGGTTGAGCAATTGACTTAGTACAAGGAAATAAATTTCCTGAATTTGAATAGCCTGAAGGCACTCTAATATTAAAATTAATCGATCTTTGTGTTGCAGTTGTGACTGAATCAAATTTAATTGGTGTTGTTGTTTCTATTGTTCCCACCGTTGAATCACCAGTCTTAATTGTTCCATCTGTATATATAGATTGATTTGTTAGCGTTGTAGTATCACAATTAAAAGCTACAAGGCTTGATCCCGGTTGACTAAATAATTTAGAACAAACTAAAGGTGTTCCTCCTGCATTTGCATATCCTGCTGGAACTGTTATTACAAAGTACAAAGTAACATTCTGAGCAGAACTTCCAGAATTTGCTGCAAGTGGTGATGTAACTGCTGAACCTGTTGCGCTTAATCTGTATTGTGTTATTGTTCCAATTAAACTTGGATTGGTAATTGTTCCATTTTGTGCGATGCTTCCTCCTGTTAAACCTACTGAGTCTACTCCACTTGATGCTGTACATCCAAGGCTATTTGAAACGGTAACCGTTACACTTATAGACTGAATTGCAATACAAGTATTTGCACCGTTGTCAAACGCTTGAACATAAACCACATTAGTTCCTCCTACATTTAAAGATGTAAGGGTTAATGTACTTCCTGAGATGCTCATATTTACAAATGACTTATGAGGATTTACAATTCTATATCCTGCAATAGCTACTGATCCAGCGTTAAAATAAGAAGCAAGGTTTACTGTGTCTGTGTCACCTCCTGCTGTCATAGATTGCGCAGGGATACTTCCGTTTGCAGTTGGTCCACCAGAGCAGTCACCAACTTGTTGAGTTGCATTTTTTGAGCATAGTAAATACCCAGTTCCTGAGTTCGAGAATCCATCAGGTATTACAATTTTAAAAACTACTGTTCTAACTGTTTGACTACTTACTGCTGCAAATTTGTCATTAGCAAAATCACCTGCTGTGCTAGTAAATGATTCTATATATCCATAATCTAAATTAGGAAGTGACACCGTTCCATTTGTGTCAACTGTGTAATCCGATAGGTTGGCAATCGTACAAGTAAACTCAGGACTTGGAACTGAAGGTGTAACGTATGTTAAGTAATATGGACTTCTTGCGTTTATTTTGCTCATTGTGTAAAATCTAATAAATCATCTATGTCTAATGCGAACTTGTCTACCAATTCATTAGGAAGCTTTTCAAAGCCTTGTTCAAATGGTTTGGTAAAAAAGAAACTTGCTTTAATTCCTTTTTCGAATATGCTTTTGGCTAATATAAATCCAATCGTTTTATAATTACCTTTTTTAAACTTTCCTTTTGCATCTCTTAATCTTATATTCTTTTTCTTTGCCCAATCTGCTAATGGTTGCATTGGAGGTCGTTTAGTATTAAAACTAAATCTACTGTTTCTATTTTCAGGGTAATTGCTTTTTTTACCCTTAACACCCTCATCAACAAAAGCTCCATATTCATCCATATAGAACTCTAAGTAAAAACTATTCTTACTAACATTTAAATCATAACCCAAGCTTTCATATAAAGAAGATGTAACATTCTTTTTCTTTTTAGTTAAGTTAGTGCGTGATTGTTTAATCACAAACTTTGCAAAACTTTCTAACGCTGCTTTTGTTTGTTTAAAATCCATTAGTCGCAAATTGTCATATCGTTCTGTACCAAGACATCAAATGTTGCAGTCCATCCTGCAAGTTTGTTTTCAAACCTATCCACAAAAGGCTCACAACTGACATCACCAGCCACCTGATATAATTGAGTATATAAATCCCCTCTTTGTAATTCATTAATCACCCTTGTTAATAATGCTAATTGCGTGTTTAGTACATCTTGTTCATTGTCATTTCCTACGAACTTATCCGTAGCTTCTTCTTTACTAATGTCTACAATGTCCATTGCAAGGACTGAAATATTAAATGTGGTTGTTTTAGTTCCTACCGTTGCTGTATTAACTATGATGTGTGCTAAAGGAAATATAGATTGCTTGTCTAAATCAACATCATCAATGCTACCAAAGCTTACTGTATTAGTAAATGGTTCAGCTTGAAATGCTGTTTTGATCTTATCCGTTATGTTGTAAAAACCTTTCATTTTCTTTTTATTCTTTTTGCTTCCAACTCTTGTTTCTCTTTTTCAAAAACCAAATATAGTAGAGCTGTGTTTACATTTAATTTAGTGACTTCATCAAATTTGGTGACATCTCCTTTAGCGATTCCATAAACTGATTGATACCAACTCCACTTGATGCCAAAGTTTGCCTCTGCTCCATAGTTAGCTCCTTCTTCATTTCCTTGCTTAAATAGTTCAGGGTA